ACGCGGCTGTCGCCCCACCGCCTCGCCTCCGGCTCGGCGATGCGGCGACAGCCGCGTTCAGCACACCAAACAGGGGGGTCCCTTTTGGACGCCTATACGGGGTCCCGATTCAATGCTGATTGACAGTCTTGAAGGCGAAAGCCGCGTCGTCGCCGGGGGTGTTCTTGTTGAAGGTGGCCTCGATGCCGTTGCCGGCATGGTTGAACAGCATCGCGGGCGTGTTGATCGAGAAGCGGTTGAAGCTGTCGGCCGTGGCCCAGCCGAGGCCGAGTTGCTGTGCGGTCAGGTTGGCCTGGGGCATGGCGACCTGCGTGACGCTGTTCGCGAAGGTCACGGTGGGCGTGTTGATCACGGTGGTCCCGCCCGCGCCGGACGTCGCCGAACCGATGTTGACCACGGTGTTCGACCCTGACGCGCCGCCGGTGCCGATGTTCACGGTCTTGGTGGTGCCGTTTGTGGTCGCCCCGGTCCCGACGCCGTAGGTGGCGGTACCGGTCGATGTGCCGATGGTGGCCGTCCCCCCGGAGGCGGTCAGGGTGCCGGAGAAGGTCTTGTTGCCGGTGAAGGTCTGGGTTCCCGCGAGGATCGCGAGTTCCGAGGAACTGTTGGGCAGCGTGTAGGTCCGGGTCTGGCCGGTGGAGATCGAAGCCAGGGAGAAGACGGCCTTCCTGGTCGGATCGGCGTCGTTGACCAGGCTGAAGACGCTGTCGAGCACGTCGCGCGGCTCGCCCACGGCGGCCCAGCTGCTGCCCGACCAGACGAGGAAGACGCCCTCATCCGCAACCCAGACCAGCCAGCCGGGGCGCGGTACGAGCCGGATCCACGCGCCGTCGACCCAGAAAGCCACGTTCAGATCCCAGCCCGCCCAGAGCCCGGTCGCGCCTGGGGCTACGAGATGCCGGTCGCCGTCGGCAGGGCTCGCGGGCGGCGCGGTACGGGTGCGGTCGAGCACAGCCAGCTGCACCATGGCATCGAGCAGGCGCAGCGCCTCATTGTGGGTGACATGCTTCTGCGCCTGCGCGGCCATCAGATACGGCAGGCCGAGATGGGTGGTGGTGTCGGACATGGGGGCTCCCGAAGATTCGGATCAGAACTGCAGTGTGACGCTGGCCGGGGCACCGCGCCCGAGGCGGGCGGAGTGCTGGAAGATGCGCAGCGCGAGCGTGTCGCCGGGGCCGAGCGGCGCGCCCCAATCGGCGGTCTGCTGGGCCGCGGTGTAGAGGGCCGACGTCGCGCTGCTCGCGAGCACCCGCTTCACCGCGTGCTGCGCACCGTCGCGGATCTCGACCTCGTAGCTTTCGCTGTCTTCGCCCAGCGGCACCTCGACCTGTTCCCAGGCATCGGCGTCGAGCGCGCGGGAGCGGCGGGTCCAGCGGATGGTCAGATCGCCGGGCACGCGTGCCTGCCGCCAGGGCTGCGCGACATGCACCGGCGCGAAGGGGCGCAGGCCCGTGCCCGCAGGCGTGAAGGCCTGCGCCACGTAGGTCTCGTCCGAGGGCGGCCGCGTTGCCGGGCCGACGCGCCAGTTCCACGGCAGGCCGATGTCCCCCAGCGCGATGGGCAGAGGTGCGAGCGTGCTGTCGAGGACAACGACGCGCGCCCCGGCGGGAGCCGGATTGCCCATCGCGCCTTCCGTTCCGCGCTGGCCGCGCAGGAGGCGGGTCAGGCGATAGCGTCCCGGCGCGATCAGCTCGGCCGTGCCTGCCTGGACGATCTCCCAGACCCCGGGCGCACTCTCGACCGCCAGTGCATTGGCCCCGCCGAACAGGGCCAGATCGGTGACGCTCTCCAGCGTGCCGGTGAACAGATCGAGCGTCAACGCATTGCCGAGATCGAAGCGCGAGACCGGGCCGGGCCAGAGGTCGAAGGCCAGCACGCCCATCCGCGCCCGGGCGGGCACGGTGGTCATAGGCTCGAACCCGTCGCTGCCGGGGCTGCGGAAGACGGCAAGCTCGCCGGGCCAGGGCCGCGCGTGGGCGGCGAGGAAGGGCCGGTGCGCCGGCTGGTCCTCGGTCAGCTGCGGCAGGTCGAGGAAGGCGACCTCGGGGGCGACCAGCACCAGCGGACGCGCGAGCGTCGCGGGGCGCGGGTCGCCGGGCGGCAGATCGTAGGCCGCGCGGTCCTGGCGGATTGCCTCGATCCCGCGCGCCTCGGCATCGGCGGTGGACAGGAGCCGGAAGTCGAGGCCGCGCCCGTCGTGCTGGAGCAGGATGACGTCGGCCGGATCGAGCGCGAGGCGCGAGGGCGGCAGGCGGAAGCTGGCGGTCTCGCGGCCGATCCAGGCTTCCATCAGCGCGCGGCGGCAGCGGCGCTCGGCCTCTTCCGGGGCTACCGCCATCGGGAAGGCCTCGGAGGCGATGCGGCTCGCGGACACGGTGATCCGCTGCGCCTCGACTTGGGTCGCGTCGTAGTCCTCGTCGGCCCGCGCCAGCTGCCACTTGAGCGCCTGCGGCAGTTCGGTCTCCTGCGCGCGGGTGAGTTCCAGCTCCTCGGCGCGGGGGACCGGGGCGGCGACCAGGTCTTCAGGGCTCAGTTCCGCGACAGCCGCGCGGCCGCGCATGGCGAAGCGGATGACTCCGCCGGTCTCGACTGTATCGAAGCCAAAATGCCGTGCCAGCGTGGTGATGGACGCGCGCGGGGACTCCAGCGCCCCGATGACATAGCCCTCGACCGCGCCCCAGAGGCCGGTGACGTCGATTTGGCTCTCGGGCATACCGGCGCGAAGGCAGAGATGGCGCACCAGCGCCGCGAGCGACACCGCGCCCAGCCGCCCGGTCAGCCAGTGGCCGAGCCGCCAGTTGGGGCCATCGGTCCAGACGCCGGTCAGCGCGGGGAAGAACGGATAGGGCCGCGCGTCCCAGGTCTAGGCGGCGCATTCCGGCACATGGACCATGCGGCCACCATAGACGGTGGACAGCGGGTTGTTCGCGGCTTCGCCCCACCAGAGATACGTCGCCTCGAGATAGGCGCGCTGGATCGCGTCGTCACGCCAGCCGCGCGAGAAGTAGGGCGTGAAGCTCTCCGACGACTTCGGGTCGAAGAAGACGTTCGGCTGGTTCGTGCCCCGGTCGATGGCCGGGCAGCCGAGTTCGGTGAACCAGATGGGCTTCGACTGCGGCACCCATGCGGTCGCCGTGCCGCTCTCCACCCCGCCCGGACGGTTGAAATGCGGCTCGGACCACCAGGCGCGCAGATCCTTCAAACGGAAGACCCATGGTTTGCCCGCAGCACCGTCCGAAATGGGTGTCCGGACCTGCGCCGAGCGATCGGCCTCCGTGCCGTAGAACCAGTCGAAGCCCTCGCCGCCCGCGATATTGGCCTGCAGGTATCCCCGATCATGGATCGCGGGCCAGCCGGCCTGCGCATCGGCATGGTCGAAGCCGTCGCGCCAGTCCGACAGCGGCATGTAGTTGTCGATGCCGATGAAGTCGGTGTTGGCGTCCGCCCAGAGCGGGTCGAGGTGGAAGAAGACATCCCCGCTGCCGTCGCCCGTCTGGTGGCCGAAATACTCCGACCAGTCGGCGGCGTAGCTGATCCTGGTGCCCGCCCCGAGGATCGCGCGCACGGCTGCGGCCAGATCGCGGAAGGCCTGCACGGCCGGATAGCTGCTCGCGCCCGAACGGATCGTGGTCAGCGCGCGCATCTCCGAGCCGATCAGGAAGGCATCGACGCCGCCTGCCGCCGCGCAGAGATGGGCGTAATGCAGGATCATCCGGCGCAGGCCCCAGTCACCCGCGGGGCCGGTCCAGCTGACGGTCTCGCCGGAAACCGAGAAGTTGGCCGGGGTGGCGCTGCCGAACATCGCTGCGACCTGCGTTGCTGCCGTGGCGGTCTTGTCGACGGTGCCCGCGAACCCTGCTGCGGGAGAGCAGGTGATCCGCCCGCGCCAGGGGAACACGGGCTGGCCGGTCCCTGCGGCATTGTCGCTGTAGGGGTTCGGCAGCGTGTTGCCGGGCGGGACATCCATCAGGATGAAGGGATAGAAGGTCACCCGCAGCCCGCGCGCCTTCATCTCCTGGATCGCCTGCACCACGGCGAAATCCGAGGGCGTGCCGCCATAGACCGGCCGGTCCTCGCTGTCGCGGCTCACGAGATGCGCCGCGGTGCGGCCCACGCCGTTCACCGACCATACCCGCGGCGTCGTGGCCTTCGCGGCCACTTCGACGCCCGGCTTGACCTGGCAGTTGCCCGCGCGCAGGTCGGTGCCAAACCAGGCGACGACGAGGCTGACGCTCTCGACGGCCGGGGCCATGGCCTGCAGCCGGTCCAGCGCCACAACCATGTCCGTCGTGTCGGGCAGCGCGTTCAGGTTCTCGGCGGTGGTGGTGCCGCCGAGGCTTCCGGTCGTCTTCCGGATCGCCTGCGTGGCATAGGTGAATTCACCTGAGGCCGGGATCATCGTGACCGCGCGCGTCAGCCCCTCGGCTGTGTCGGGATCGGCGAGCGGGCGGAAGACCTCGAAGGAGAGCTGTGGGATCCGGTTCCCGAAATCCGCCAGCGGCAGCTCCTCGAAGACCACATAGGCCGTGCCGCGATACGCGGGCGTGTTCGCCGCCCCCATCTTCGCCATGATGAACGGGTCTGGCGCCTGCGTCTCGTCCCCCGGATACCAGCGCATCGTGATGCCGCTCATGTCGAGCGGCTTGCCATCGGCCCAGATGCGCCCGATGCCGGTGATCGGGCCCTCGCAGAGCGCCACGGCGAACGACGCGAAATACAGATACTCCGTCGTGCGGACCTTGCCGCCCCCGCCGCCCTTTCCGCCGCCGCGCTGCGTCGTTGTCCGGGTCTCCTCGCGGAAATCCGTGGCCCAGACGATGTTGCCGCCGATCCGCATGCGGCCGTAGAGGCGCGGGACCACCGCGCCCTCGGTCGAGGAGGTGATCCGCAGGCTCTCCAGCCGCGCGCCCTCGATGCGCTGGGTGGGGGCGAGCGAGGAGATGATCCAGCTGTCAATGACCGAGCCCACGGTCGAGCCGATCAGCCCGCCGATGGCCGCCCCGGACAGGCCAAGGATCGCGCCGCCGAAGCCCATGCCGATGCTGGAGCCGACGACGCCGAGAACGAGGGTGGCCATTCTGCAGTCAACCTCTGGACGGAAACAGGAAGGCGAAGGCGATGCGCCGGCGCCAGGACGAGGTGAGCGGCTCCTCAATCACGCCGAGCCGCTCATAGGCGTGGAGGAAGCTGTCGGGCCCGGTGAGGATTCCGACATGCTTGGCGATGGCGCGGGGCATCATCCGGAACAGCATCAGCGCGCCGGGCGGGGCTTGCGCCGGTTCGACCTCGATCATCATGGCCCGCGCGCCCTCGGCCAGAACCTCACGCGGCCCGGTCTCGCCCCAGTCCCGGCTGTAGGGCGGGATCGGAAAGGGCTCGGGCCCGACCACCTCGCGCCAGACGCCGCGGGCAAGCCCGAGACAGTCGCAGCCGACGCCACGCAAGCTCGCCTGGTCATGGTAGGGCGTGCCCAGCCAGGTGCGGGCGACGGCGATGACGTGCACCGGATCGGCGGCCCTCACAGCACCGCCCCGTCATGGCCGCCATCGCGCGAGGCGTAGCGCAGGATGGTGTCCTGGCCGGGGATATGCGGGAAGCCCCGGAAGTTCGCGACATTCCCGAACTTGGCGCTGCAGGTCGCGACGCGCTTGTCGCAGCCCGCCCGGGCGATGAAGCTGTCGCCCTCACCGACAGGGCGCACCGGTGCTTCCAGCAGCGTCAGGACGGCCAGCCCATCGACCAGATCATGCGCAAGCACCTCGGCCCGCCGTCCCGCATTGGCGCCGGCTGTCCACTCGACCGCGCCATGCGCGAACCAGCCCGCCGCGAAGCTGCCGAGTCCCGAGGCCGTGAACGCCCGGTCGCGCAGCAGGTCGGTGACCGCGCCCGTGCCCCGGAACGCCGCCCCCTCGAGGTTCACGCCGCAGCGGCCGTCGCCCAGCGCGGCGTCGCAGCCCGCCTGGAACGTCCGCCCGACCGTCTGGCCCAGCAAATGGGCGAGCGAGCGCACCTCGGCCACGAAGGCCACCCGCCCGCGCCGGACCTGCCCGATGGCGCCCCGGCGCAGCAGCACGCGCTGGCCGGGATCGGCCCAGTTCACCCGCCAGAGCTCGACCTCGGCATTGTCCCAGCGGCCGTCGAGGATGTCGGTCTCGGTGATGCGGTCCGAGGACAACACGCCCTCGGCATCCTGCGCATCGACCGAGAGGTCCGACCCCGTGCGCACCTCGGAGGCCGTGAAGCCGCTCTCGGGCTCGAAGTCGGTCCCCTCGAAGGTCAGCGCCCGGTCGTGGTCGGTGAAGCCGCGGGCCACGCCATCGGCCCGCGTGATGCGCCAGCACCAAGCCAGCGTCGTGGTGCCCTCATTGAGATGCGCCTGCAAGGCGGGAGGAAGGGTCTTCATGGCCCATCCCCCCGCGACGCCGCCACGCAGAGCGCGACGACGGTCACGCCGATGACCCCGCCGAGGACCATGCCGATCAGGAACTCAATCACGACCGTGGAACCCGCGCTCGAGCCGGTCGCGCAGACCGATCAGGCCGAGCCCGAGGGCGATCAGCGCCGCAGGAGAGGCGTCGCCGGAGCCGGACAGCAGCGTGACCAGTCGGGCGAGCTCAGCGAGCGGGCCGGTCGCTGGCAGCGCCATGTTGGCGGTGCCGGTGGCGATGGCCATGAGGCCGGCCCACCAGGTGAGGGATCGGGGACGGATGTAGCGCATGGGTCAGACCCTCCGGGTGAGGTTGGCGAAGACGGCGGCCAGCCGGGCGAGCCAGCTGGCCGGGGGTTCGGACTGGTGGGGCGCGACGGGCACCGAGGGCGCAGGCTGCGGACGCATGAAGGCCAGCGCCTCGGCCTCGGTCAGCCGCTGGATGGGCCGAGAGAAGTCGATGCGGCCGTTCCGATCCACCGACCAGACGGGGATCGACCCGCCCGGATAGCGGCCGTGCCGGAAGAGATCGCGCTCGAACTCGCGTCGCGGGATGATCGAGGCCGGTCGCCGCCAGTTGAGAAACGCGTCGGCTGCGGCCACGCGATCGCCCGCGTTGAGATGCCGGGTCAGCGCGGCCTTGGCGATGCCGCCGGTGTTGTAATGGAAGCTGACCAGCGCATCGAACTCGTGCGGGGCAAGCGGCACCTTCACGGCACGGCGCACCTCAGCCTCGTAGGCGGCGAGGTCCAACCGGAACAGCCGGAAGGCCTCGCGGATCCCGGCTTGCGTGTCGGCGGGCATGCCGCGGGGCATGCTTGCGGGGTCCGGCGGCCCGGCCTCCGCCGTGTGGCCGATGCCGAAGGTCCAGATGTTCTTCACGTCGAGATAGGGTCCGGGCACGATACCCTCGTGGCGGATCAGGGCCAACTGGCCGCGATCCGTGGTCCTGGTCGTCGTCTGCATGGGATCACCTCAGGAGCGAGAGGAGGAGGATCAGCCCCGCGACAACGAGGCCGACGCGGAGGCGATGGGCGAATTGACGCCCTGGGCTGGGGCTGTCGCAGCGGAGGAGGCGCACGAGCCGCAGGATCTCAGGCATCGTCCTTGCCCCCCGTGCCCCGCAAGCGGGCGAGCGCGACCTCGATGAAGGCCGGGCCGAAGACGCCGACGAGATAGGCGGCCGAGCCCGCCGCCCCGCCCGCCGCTA